GTATGGAGTTATCAAATCAGTTAGCTAAAGACATAGAAAATAAAGTAGCTACACAACAATTAGCAGGAAAAGATGTTGGCACAATGTATCCAACTGCTAGAACACAAGCTCTTGGTTCTGTTCCTTTGGTTGGTGGATATTTAGAAAATGTAGGAAGTTCTGTACAACAACAACTATATAGACAAGCTCAAGAAAACTGGGTTCGTGCAAATCTGCGTAAAGAATCTGGAGCAGTTATTGGTACGGATGAGATGAAGGATGAAATCAGAACTTACTTCCCACAACCAGGCGATAGACCAGAAAAAATTGCACAAAAACAATTAGCACGACAAGTTACACAAGATGCTATGAGAACTGCTGCTGGTAAGTCTTATGTTCCATTCGATATGAAAAAGTATAAAAAAGATAGGGAATTAGAATAATGGCATACGAAAAGTTTGAAAAAGTTATTCGTAATGTAGACAAATTATTAGCTAATCCTGATGTTAAGCCAGCAGAGATTAATCAATATTTAAATGCAGAAGGATATACAGCATCTCGTTTTAAGAGTGCTGCTGAAAACTATTCTAAGGCTAAAGGTGCAACCTCTACCTATGGAAACATTGAGGCTGGAATTCAAGGTTTAACTTTTGGATTCGGTGATGAGTTTGAGGCAGTAATCAAGACTCTTAAAAACAAAAAGCCATATGAGCAAAACCTTGCTGCGGTGCAATTTGCCAAGCAAGAATATGAGGCAGAAAAGCCTTATCAAGCTATGGCATCTGAGATAGCTGGTAGTTTGCCTGTGGCTTTTGCTGCTGGTAAAACTGCGGTACAGATGGGTGGAAAAATTCCACAAGTTGCAAATATATTATCTAAGATCCCATCTAGCTTTAGCACAGTAGCAAGCACATCTGGAGCTGGTGCTGCTGGTGGCGCATTAACTGGTGCTGGTACTGCTCAAGAAGGCGAAAGAATGGCAGGCGCAGAAAAAGGCGCAATACAAGGCGCAGTTTTAGCCCCTGTAGTTCTTGCTGGCATGAAAGCTGGAACTGGTGCTACTAAGGCTGTTGCTGAAAAACTAGGTATACCAGATTTAGCAAAAACTATTGTAGATGCTACAAAAGATATTCCTATTGTTAAAAATATCACAGGCAAAACTGCTGATTTTTTTGGTATGAGTGGCGATGCTGTACAGCGCAAAGCAGATACCAAGATTATCCAAGCTCTACAAAGAGATAGTCTTACATTGCCAGAAATTAAAGCTGCAATGGATCAGATCAGATTATCAGGATATAAACCAGAAACTATCATGGAATTTGGTGGCAAGGCTACTAAGCAACTAGGCGAAACTGTTGCAAGTTATCCTGGCGCAAGAGTAGTAGCTGAAAACTTGGCAGAGGAGCGTAAGTCTGGAGCAGGCAATCGTATTCTTACCGATTTCCAAGAGGCCTTTAAGATTAATAAAGACCCAATGGAAATTGCAGACGATATTATTAAGTTAAGAAATGCTACTTCTAAGCCTTTATATGATGCTGCTTATGCAAGCCCTGTATCTATTGGTAGTAAGACCATAGATAATATTATGATAGACCCTGCTTTTCAAAGTGCATACGCTAGGGCTAACAGAATTGCTACTAGAGAAGGCTTCCCATTAGCACCATTAAAGCCAGAAGGCAACACGTTTGATCTTAAGACAATTGACTATGTTAAGCGTGGTATAGATGATGAGATCAACTGGAGCAAAACTCCTGCATCTGGTCTTGGTAAAGATGAAATTAATTCTCTTAAAAATATTCGTGGTAAGTTTATGAGTGAGGTAGATAGTCAAGCTCCTGTTGAATATAAACAAGCTAGACAAGCCTTTGGTGGGCCAACTCAAGTATTTGATGCCATTGAAAATGGTAGAGGATTTTTCGATATTGATGCTCGTACACTTAAAAAGACTTATGACTCATTAAACCCAGCAGAAAAAGATGGTTTTGCTATTGGTGCTTATGATGCTATTCGCACCAAGATTCAATCTGGCGCAGATGGCATAGATCAAATTAAGCGCACCTTTGGATCTCCAGAAAAACGAGATCAGATCAAAGTACTAATTGGCGATGATGCTTTCAAAAATCTAGAGATGCAATTAGGTAGAGAAAAGGCTATTCGCTCTACTGACATTCAGATCACAGGCGGAAGCCCTACTCAGCGTAGAACAGAGGCAGCAAAAGAGTTTGAGGGTGGCACAGAGTTAGTTCCACAGATGGCAGAAAAAGGTATTGTAAAAGGTGGCATGGATTATCTATTGCGCTCTGTTACAGGCCCAGGAGCTAGAACTGCTGAAACTCTTGCTCCAGAACTTTACTCTGTAAATCCTGCACAGCAAGCTCAGATGATAGATCGTTTAAAATTACTCGATGAATATTTACGCAATCAAGCATTACAACAACAAGTAGGTGCTGGTGTTGTTGCTCCTTCTCTATTGGACTAAAAAATGGCAAAGACAAAGATTTCAGAATTTGATAGCACTCCAGCTAACAATACGGATATAGACAGTATTAACATTGCAGAAGGCTGCGCTCCATCTGGCATTAATAATGCTATTCGTGAGTTAATGAGTCAGTTAAAAGATCAACAAACAGGCGCATCTGGAGATAACTTTACTGTAGGTGGAAACCTAGCAGTAACAGGAACAACTACATTTACTGGTATTCCATCAGGCCCTACAGCCTCGGTTGCAACTAACACTACTCAATTAGCTACAACTGCCTTTGTTTTGGCTAATGCTAATCCTACTGGTAGTTTAATTATGTGGACTACTGGTACTGCTCCTACTGGATGGCTATTATGTGCTGGAGCTGCTGTAAGTAGGTCTACCTATGCTGCTCTTTTTGCGGTGATTGGCACAACTTTTGGTGTAGGTGATGGATCAACTACATTTAATGTACCAAACTATACTAATCGGATGCCTTATGGCACTACTTTGGCAGCTACAGGTGGTAGTGCTGATGCTGTAGTAGTAAGCCACACCCATACAATTACAGACCCAGGACACCAACACAATACCTCTGTTACTGGCTCTAATTTGTTCCCTGCAACTGGAGCAACTACTATTGCCTATGGCGGCCCTGGAACTTACCCAGCAACTATATTTACAATGGACAACAACACAACAGGAATTACTAACCAAACTGCGGGTGTTTCTGGCACAAATGCTAACTTACCACCATATCTCGGTATTAACTTCATTATCAAAACATAATCATGGCTAATCTTACAGAGAAAGAGATTGAGGACATTGTTGAAAAAGTAACTGAAAGAGTTATAGAGAATGTCTATACATCCGTAGGTAAATCGGTTGTTACTAAATTCTTTTGGTTTGTCGGTGTTGCCGCAATAGGTCTAGTAACTTATCTTGCTGGTGTAGGCCATATCAAGGTGGGCTAAGATGTGGCAGATCCATTCGGACTTACTGAGGGTGTCAAAGGACTTACAGACGGCATTGAAGCAAGCAGAGCTGCAAGCAAAGGCTTATCTCAATCTATTAGTAACATACAGCAAGATGGAGTGGATGTTGCCAAAGAACGAGCAAAAGAAAGAAGAATCGCAGAAAGAGAAGCAGAGTTAAGAAAAGAAAGGGCTTTAATAAAAGCCTTAGAGTCTTGGAAACACAAGAAACAGATTAGCGATGAAGAAGCAAATTTAAAAATAAATTTTGTAAAAAAGTATGGCGCAAAAGAATGGGACTCTGTTTTAAGAATTAAGCTAGATATTGAAAATATGGAACGCAAATCCAATGAAGAATATCAGCACGATTTAAATGCAGTAAGAAGGGTACAGTTTTGGTGTTTTTTTGTGGCTGCGTTTATTGCGTGGTATTTAACTTGGGGTATTAAATAATGTTTACTTTAATTTCAACAGCTCTATCTTTTTTAATGGGCGGCCTGCCTAAGTTAATGGATTTTTTCCAAGATAGATCAGATAAAGCGCATGAATTAGAACTTGCTCGTATGCAGACTGAGCGTGAGATGCAACTTCTTAAAGAAGGTTATGTAGCCCAGGCAAGAATAGAAGAAATCCGTACTGACCAGATTACTATCCAAACTAACGAAAAAGAGCGTGAGGCTCTATATGCTCACGATATAGCTATTGGTCAAGGCGCAAGCCAATGGGTTATTAACCTAAGAGCATCTGTGCGACCAATGGTTACTTATCTATTTGTATTCTTGCTAATGATTGTAGATATTGCCTCTATCTGGTGGGCATGGTCTACAGGCACAGCATTTGCAGAGGCTATCCCATTAGTATTTGATGCTGATGAAATGCAGATCCTAGCCTCTATTATTGCTTTCTGGTTCGGTACTCAAGCATTTGCTAAAAAATGAGTTTAGATCAGCGTGTCATTGACATGATCAAACACCATGAGGGTGTACGAGTTAGACCTTATCAATGTCCAGCTTTAATCTGGACTGTAGGTGTAGGCCATGTCATTGACCAATCACATATCAAAATCCCTTTAGCAGAGCGCAAAACTTTGCCTATTCCTAACGGATGGGATAGAACACTATCAATGGGGGAAGTAGATGAGATGCTTGCTAAAGATCTACAGTCGTTTGAAAGCGGTGTACGCAGATTATGTCCTGATGGCCTTACTCCTGGCAGACTTGGCGCACTCACGAGCTTTGCCTTCAATGTTGGATTGGGTAATTTACAGCGTTCTACAATTAGGATAAAGCATAATCGAGAAGATTTTGAGGCTGCTGCTGATGAATTTTTAAAGTGGAATAAAGCTGGTGGTAAGGAATTAAAAGGCCTTACAAATAGACGAAAAGACGAAAGAGCTTTGTATTTATCTTAAAACAATTGAGTCAAATCAACATACTTAAACCAACTGACAGGGACATCAAAAAAGAACTCCCCATTAGGGACTTCCCTATTCTTGACCTCTATCAATGGACACTCTTTCACCAACTCAGCTTTCAGCCAGTACGCATGACTTAAGTCGTGAGTTAGTGCAAAAAATAGAACAGGC